ATTTAATAGTGCTCCGATTATAAAACTATTGTTATGAAATCCTTGAGCTGTTAAAAAATCAACACAATCAAAAATTGAATTGTAATTTAACAAAAAATGCAACATATTAAACGATATCTTGTGACCCAATTGTTTAATGACTGATAGGTTGTCCAAAAAATCTGTCCAGTTGCCGCCGTGACGAATGTATTCAAATTCTTCAGTTATGGTTTCTACACTCACAGTCCAATGCACATTTTGAAATTTGCAAACTTCATCAAATACTCGAGTATCAACTTTGCTTAGGTTAGTGTTTATCCTGATGTTTACCCCAGGATCTAATTTCTCTAGCAGTACCAAATTTTCTTTCATCAACAAAGGTTCACCACCTGCTAGATACACATGTTTGAGTTGTCCTGCATGATCATAAATGTAATTTTTAAACTCATCAAGTTGTTGAGCATCGGGCACACTGGGATGAATTTTTAATTCATCGGCCCACTTGCTACTAAACTCTGGACCACAATACACACAGGCAAAATTACACAAATTGGTCCAACGCACATCTATTGTTTTTAAATCAAAGTTACCAACTTGGTATGTGTCAACGGGTGTATTTTTTAATTCACGTATATAAAAAATTCGATCACTAATAATGTCAAATCCTTTTTTACCGTGCTCTAGATCATAACAAGTATGGCATGTTTCTACGGGCTGTTGAGTTGTAATTTGTTGTTGTCTAACTTGATTGTTTTCGAGTAAAATTTGTTCAATAGGTTGATCTTTAATATTTCCCAACGGACCGGCACTGCGAATACAATTTTTAACTGAACCATTAAAATTATACATCAAGCCAGTCCAAGGCATTGGACAAAAATATGGATTGGTTAACATATCCTTGGGGGTCATTGGTATGCTGGGCCTAAAGAAATATCAGGAATTGCCAACCCATTAGCATGTGCTGTGTCTAGTGTTTGCATTAAAAACCCAGCCCATGTATTGACATCAGCGGCCGGCGGCACAGTTTTATCTGGACTGGTGGCTATGTTACCCGGACGCACTATAGTAATAGAAATTCCCAGACCACGATAGCGTAGTTGTTTGACTGCTTCTTCAAGAGTTGTTTTTTGAATACGGTAAGCGTCCATTTCTAATCCAGGCAACACACTCACGGGATCTTGTGTCATTATGGTACTAATTACTATAATTTTTTTACCTGTACCTTTCCAACGTTTTGCTATTTCGAATAGCAATTCAGTTTGAGCATATCCTGCTTGTGCATTGTTAACAAACATATCGCAAGGTTCTACTAGGTCTGCAATTTTTGGTATCACACGTATGTTGTGCCCGTTGCGTCGACTGAGTCCAACAATGTTGTGCCCACGGTCAGCATAGCATTTTGCTAGAGCCTGCCCTATTCCAGCTGTGTCACCGGTGATTGCTATTTTCATACCATGCCTCTCAATTGCTTTTGTTTCTGTATGTATGTGTTGATTGATTCTTGATCATCATTATTGACATCTAGCACCGCTGGATGTTTTAGATAGGCATAACTATGGTCAATGTTGTGTTCCTGGGCAAATGCCTGTATGTTGGGCAAATCTTTTACATTTAGAATGCTCACAGTAGTCCATAAATTTAGTGCAACAGGCATGGACTTATACGTCATCAAGTTTTTATAGAATGTATCCCATTTAATGGGCCAACGCATGAATTCATGCATGTCGCCAATTCCATCACAACTCACTGTAACTGTGACTTCAATACCACGATTGACTATCTCGGTTAATTCTGATAATACTATGTTGCAATTTGTGTTAAGTCTAAGTGTTTTGAGGTTTGGCGGCAAGTTAGCCAGTATCTTTTTGTAATTTTTACTGTAACTAGGCTCACCACCATTGATGTCTAAGTGTCGAATACGTTGTTGTGGCAAACTTTGAAATTGTTTACTGTTGTTTACAATGGGAAAAGTTTTTCCGTATAACGAACCAATCCTGGTACTACAATCGGGACTACAAGTCTGACAAGCGGCATTGCACACATTGTCTAACACTCCACCAACTTGTAAATAATCTGATTGTGTTTCATTTTGATCTAGTTTGATAGCATATACTCTTATGCTGTCTGTCCCGGTAATTTCAACTTCCTGGCATCGTACACATTCTACGGGCCACTGATCTTGTGCAAACTGTTTTTTAATTTCATGTAACCAGTTGCTGTTTTCCATTTGTTCTAAGGAATCAAAGTGTGGTGCTTCGACCATGTGTCCACAACGGCTCACAGAACCGTCAGAATTGAAGCGGACAAAATGATCTAATCTAGGGCAATACATGTTGTATAATATTTTTATGATTGCGTTGATAGTGGGCTAAGAGTTCAGTCCATGTAAATTCTTGACCTGCTAGATCCAATAGAATTTGGTCTAGATACAACCATAGTTCAATGTCATGATTATTTTTTAGTAACTCAGTTACAAAGTCTTTTGTTGGGGGAGTTATTTCTGCTCGAAATTTAAAATCAGTTATGTTACCAAAATTTCGAAAGTCTCTGATGCGTATTTTTGCATCGCTACGAATGTAACGAGAAAGATTTGCCAACCAATGGAACTGTGGCAAATAGTGTGTGTTTAAAAATTTATATCGTTTAGCAAACCACAATGTGGTAGAAAAATCCAATTCAGGGTGATCGCGTTGAAGATGTTGCAAGTAGGTGTTTACTCCACTGACGTATCTAGCTCGAGGATTGCGTATATAGACATCTACATAATCAAGCACCGAGATTTCGTCATTAGTAAACACAGCAAGATTATCTCTTGACTGCTGAATCCGCAAACTGCTGTTTCCGTTTTTCTGAATTAGATAAACCCATTGATGGTGAAGTGGTATTTCTACCACTTCACACATGTTTGGAAACAGCTCTGTGTCCAGAGCTGTTCGCATTACTTCTGCTGTCTAGCTCGAATCATTGCCAAAATGTCTTCAGCTTTTTGTGCTGGCTTGGCCGATACTGGTGCTGATGCGGCCGGAGCCTCATCTTCATCAAAGTCGCTTGTAACAGCAGGTGTTGGTGCGGCTACCTTGAGTGCAGGCTTAACCGGTGCAGATTCTTCTGCATCAACACTGGCACCAGCAGGTGCTGATACACCAGCAGGACGGAAGTATTGACCCCAACGCTCTGTGTCGTAAGGTTGTCCATCTACTGATGCTTCAAACATCTCTTTGATGACCTTGAGCTCAACGTCTGTGGGCTTCTTGGGCAACAATGTACTCAAGTCCACAAGACCATATTGTTCAATTGCGGCCTGTTCCACTTCAGTAAGTGCTGACTCTTTACGAGCCCATTTGCTGGAGTTGTAGTCAGCAAAACCGCCTTTGCTTCCTTTGGTGATACGGAAGTCCAGGCCACGCAAGTAGTCTGTTGGTAATTCTTCCAACTCAGGATCCATCAAGGCTCCTTTGATAGTTGTAAAAATTTGTGGACCAATGATGAATCTACGAATTGGATTTTCTGGTGTCTTGTCCTCATTGAGAGGATTCTCACGTACAAAGCCCTGGAAAATGTAATCACGCTTTTTCCAGTACTTACGACCCATGTCCTCAAGACTCTTGTCCTTGAACCAGGTGCGTACTTCTGCCAAGATTGGGCAGGCTTCTTGCCACATCTCCACACAAGGTACACGTATCATAACTTGTTTGGAATCCATCTCTCCTTTGATACCATTGAATGGTAAACGAATCATTGCTCGTTCTTGCCAAAAGAAAGTATTTTTTGTGTTGCCGTCTGGGATAAATCGTAATGTTGCCGATTGCCCGTCTTCTAAACTCCAGAACGGAAAAATTGCATTGTCGTAACTTGAAGTGGATGCTCCACCTTTGTTCTCTGATGCCTGTAAACGTGCTCTAATTTCTTGTAACGATGCCATAGTTTTTCTCCTTAATAAGTTGCCTATGTAAATGCCTATCTAATTATTTAGATTGTGTTGTTGCCTGTGACACAAGTGAAAAAACGCAAACACTGTAGTAGTATATGCGCTTTTTGTCTACATGTCAAGTGTATTTATCTCATTTGAGCAAAGCCAGTGATTTTATTCTTGCCAGAACAGCATCGCCTTCCTTAGATTCATAATACGAACCTGTGATTGCGGCATTGTAGTTAATGGCATCATCATGTGGTGGTTTGTCCAACTCTTCGCCCATGATACCAGTTGGCATGCCCATTCCGCACTCGGCCAAGCCGTGTTCAGGACAGTATTCACCTTCTGTGGTCATGTTACAGGTGCTGGCTTCTGTGGTAACTGGCATGGCTATTGGGGAGATGAGGGTTTCATTGATTCCCAACTCGCTGGCAAAACGATCTGCTACCCATTCATAAGGGTCGCCATCGCGAGCTTTTTGTGTACCATACGGCATTTCGCCGTTGTCACTGTAGTAGTCGTACAGGGCATGATACAAGTCATCGTGCATTTCGCCACCATCTTCAAAGTTTCGGACTTCGTGTTTGAAACGTCCCATGATGTGTTGTAGCGTTTCGCCTGTGCTATCCATCAAGCGACTTTCTGCCACAGGCAAGCCTGCTAGGTTGCGTATGCTGTTGATGTCTTCAAATGTTACCGTTTGTTCATCTACTTGATTGTGATAATTGCTCCAGAATCCTTTTGGATCATCGAGCAAACGACTGTGTTCGTTATAAAACTCATCATAGTCCATTACTTGTGCATCGCCAATTAAATCTTTAAGTAATGCAGGATCTGTGATACCATGCCATGATTCTGCCACAGGCTGTTGTGGTGCTACCGGAGCAGGTGCTGCCGCGGCATCTGGTGCAGGTTGTTGTGGTACGGCAGGAGCAGGTGCTTCGATCCCTAATTCTTGTAGACGTTGCATGACTTCTGTATCGTTCCAGGCATTGGCTCTGGGATCTTGATCTGCAAGAGTGTGTAGTCGATCAAACAACTCATCGTCGCCAACCAAGTCATACAGTTGTTCTGTTGCATTGGTAGCATCAGGTCCAACAATTAATTCACTGGCCATGAGTGTGTGCAGTTTGTCCAACTGTTCGGGAGTTTCTGGCAAATTCCATGTGCCCTCGCTCAAACTGTCGATCCAGTTTTCAAATATTTGTGCTTCTTTCATTTCGTTTCCTCTTTGCTGAATCTTGGCCAGCAGTGGTAATGCCGCTTCGATACGGCTATCGATACTCTGTTCAATGAACAGCGTTTTGATGTTGTCAACAACACCATCTTGTTCGCTAATGGTAGCCGGATGCCACGATTCAAAATATGTTTTGTACCCACGACCCGAAGCCATGTGTTTTAGGTTCTCACGCAGAGATTGATAGTAGGCTTGTGCTTCTGTCACCAGCTCTTGTGTGACACCTTCTAAGATGCGGTTTGCTGACGCTCTATTGAATCTACTCAACACAGCAATTTCTGTTACAGTTTCTGTAATGTGGTTACCACGTATGTCATAGGGTTTGCCACCTTGACGCACATGTTCCAACATGGCTCTGGCACCACTTAGGCT